AGGGGTAGAAAGTTTTCTCTAAATGAAGCAGCAAACCTTTACAAGCCATCATTTGGGATAACTTACCTTGAAGATAAAAAGGGAGAAGCACAAAGTGTTGAGTGCAATGCTGAATTAGCCAAATTACATTTAGGCTGGGAAGCAAAAAACAATTTAGAAGATTGGATTAAAAAGAAATGAAAAAAATAATTATTACAGGAGTAACAGGTCAAGACGGTAGTCATATGGTGGACTACCTAATGAACAATACTGAACATACAATTATAGGTGGCGTAAGGAGACTTAGTGTTAAAAATCATCAAAATATAGAACACCTCTTAGATAACCCAAGATTCTTTTTAATTGATTTAGATGTTACTGATGCAGAAAATATTGATAGAGTTATCTCTGAGCACAAGCCTGATTACTTTATAAATTTTGCCGCTAATTCATTTGTAGGCACAAGTTGGCAAATGCCAGTTAACCACATGCAAACTAACTGCATGGCGGTTCTTCACCAGTTAGAGGCTATAAGAAAACACGTTCCAGATTGCAGATACTACAATGCAGGTAGCTCTGAGGAGTTTGGGGACGTTATTACAGAACCTCAATCAGAAGAACATCCACTGCGTCCTAGAAGCCCATACGGAGCTTCTAAATGTGCCGCAAGACACTTAGTTAAGGTATATAGAGATTCTTACAACCTATACGCTGTTCAAGGATGGCTATTCAATCACGAAGGAACAAGAAGAGGCGTAGAATTTGTTACTAGAAAGATTACTCAAAATGTAGCCCGCATTGCTAATGAGTTTGCTCGAAAAGAAAACTTCGAACCTTTAAGATTAGGAAACATAGATTCTAAAAGAGACTGGAGTGATGCAGAAGATTTTGTAGATGGTGTTTGGAAAATGCTCAATCAAGAAGAACACCTGACCTATATTAAAAGAAAAAAACCTGACGATTATGTTTTATCTTCAGATGAAACGCACACTATAAAAGAGTTTGTTGAAGAGGCTTTTAACTTCGCTGGTTTTCATAGAAGTATTTGTAGGTGGGAAGGACATGGAGAAGAGGCAAAATATTACCACGGAGACGACTTACTGATGGAAGTTGACCCCAAGTTTTACCGCCCAGCAGAAGTTGACCTGCTTTGGGGTGACTCAGAAAGAGCAAGAAAAGAGCTTGGCTGGAAACCTAAAACAAATTTTATTCAGCTAGTGAATAAAATGGTTAAACATGACATGGAGCTATTGACTTAACTCCACATGCAGTTATACTGACTGTATGCCAAGAGGTAAAAAGTCATGCCCATCCTGTAACGCTCTGCTAGGAGCGCGAATCAAAGTTTGTGATTGCGGTCATGAGTTTTTGCCGAAAGCAAAAAAACAAGCAAAACCTTTCTTTAAAGAAAGAAAAGATTTTTTGAAACGTATGCTTGGCGGCTCAAAACCAGCAAATTACGTTTTTGAAATGTCTACTGTGACAAAGATTTTTGCACAGTTTGAAAACGACCTCGATTTTCTAACTAAGGTTAAGCCTCCTTTTGAATTAAAAGGCACTATTAAATATTTTTTAACCAAAGATGGAAGAGAATATTTAAGCAAAAAATACAAGGAATTTAACTATAAACCCCCAGAGAAGGATAAATTTGTTGACATGGGCGTAAAAGTTGGAGAAGATACTGTAAAGAAGAAAACGAGAACACTAAGAGATTTTTTAAATGACTAAGATGAAGAAGAAAAGCGGATCAAAGGATTATACAGAGGCATTCCTCAAATCAAACAAAGATTACCATTACAATTTAGAGGAAGGGGCAGATCCATATCTAGTGTCTAGCGGGTCTATGATTCTTGATCACGTTTTAGGAGGTGGTTTCGGGTCAGGTTTGCACAGGTTTATTGGAGCTAACGAAGGAGGAAAAACAAATGAAGCTTTGCATGTTATGCACAACATGCTTAAAACCGTAGAAAATTCTAAGGGACTTTTTGTAATGGCTGAAGGAAGACTCAGCCAAGAGATTAAAGATAGAGCAGGTATTAAATTTGTTCATTCAGCAGAAGACTGGGATGTAGGGACATGTTTAGTTCTTGAGTGTCACATCATGGACACTATGATTGACTTTCTCAGAGGTCTGCTAAAAAACAACCCAGACAAAGAGAAGTTTTGTATTGTAATTGACAGCATGGACGGGTTGATTACAAAAGAAGATTTAGAAAAGGGTTCTTCTGATGCTAGAAAAGTAGCAGGGGGAGCTTTGATGACCTCTGATTTCCTGAAGAGGGTGAGTCTGGGAATGAGTAAGTTTGGTCACATGTGCATTATGATCTCCCAAGTTAGGTCAAGCATCACTACCAGCATGTATGCTAAACAAGATCCAAATAACCAAACAGACAGCAGTGGTGGTAATGCAATCTTGCATTACCCAGACTGGATTCTTCAATTCAAAAAACAAAATAAAGGAGATAAGATTCTAGAAAAACCAACAGAACAAATTACTCCTGATAACAAGATCTATGGCCACAATGCAAAGGTTATGATTCTAAAATCAACCAATGAAGCAACAGGGCAAATTGTAACCTACCCAATAAAGCATGGTCGTAAAAACGGCAGGTCTATTTGGCTTGAGAGAGAAGTTGTTGACATGCTTTTAATGTGGGGATACTTAGAGAAATCGGGAGCTTGGATTAAGCTTGATGACAAGGTAAAAACCTATCTAAGCGATAATAAAATAGAAACAAAAGATTCCTACCAAGGGATCAAAGCAGTGTATGAGTTTCTAGAGTCAGATGAAAAAATCACATCGCTTCTTGTTGACTTTGTAAAAGAGAATATTCTTAAGCAATGATATTTTTGTGTTCCAATGGTAGAGAGAAAAAGATAAAAAACGTCAGCAAATATTTGATTGACTGGGACTCTGATTGCAAAAGCGGAATTCAAAAAGATGTAAAAAATCAAGTTAAACCTTATTGGTTTGCAGATGTCGTTTTTGAAGAGTTCCCCGTTGCTGGAACCAGAATGACCTTAGATCTTTATAACGCGACTCAAAAGATAGCCATTGAAGTGGATGGCAATCAGCATTATAGATATAATCAGTTTTTTCATTCCAATTCTCGCCAGAAGTTTCTGCAACAGCTACAGAGGGATGAGAAGAAAGAATACTTTTGTGATATTAATAATATAAAACTTATTAGGGTATTAGAGTCTGATGTTTTAGACTCAAAGAAATATCCTAAAAATCTTATAAAGCTTTTAAAATGAAATTAGACGAAGAAGAGAGCACTGGAGGCATTCCTCAATCACTATTAGACAAGGTTTATGATTCTACAGGCTCTGTAAATGGCGGTAATAGAGGGTTTATTTTACTTTATGTCAACAAAGAGGGTTGCCCTAGCATGACAAGTAAAACAGAAAATCCTTGCGTTGACATGGCTCTTGGTAAATTAATAGAGATGGCAATGGCTAAAAAAGATGACGATATTACCATATGATCTACTCCTTTGATTTAGAGAAGAAAGTTTTAAGCGGCATCCTCCAACATCAGCACAAGTGGGAGGAGATATCTAGCTTTATAAATGAGAGTGACTTTTATTCAGAGGATTCCAAGGTAAACGTATCAATATTTAAATTATTAAAAAATGCATTAGACAATGCAGAAAATATTGATGAGACAATACTTGTCCAAAGGATACAACAACTAAAAGTTTCCTTTCCTGACAGCGTGGACATTGCTGAATATGTGTTCTCATTAGCTTTCTACAAAATCACAGAAAACATTTTCTTGAGTTCTGTCAAAGAGCTTAAAAAATATACAGCCCGTAGGGAGATCTACACAAGCTGCAAAAAGGTCGCGTCATTTGTTAAGAATGCAGATCCCAATCTTAAGTATGGAGAACTTATTGAACAGTCTGATCAACTGTATAATAAAAACATAAAAGATTTTGAGATGACAGAAGCTGGTCCTGTCAACCTGTTTGACATGATGGAGGAGCTTGTGGAAGACAGGGGGAACAATCCTGTAGAGGACTTTGGAATGCTTGGTCCTCATCAAAGAATTAATGAAATGTATGGATCTTTGCTTCTTGCAGGTAACATATCAGTCATTGTGGCTAGATCAGGAGTGGGTAAAACTAACTTCTGCATGGATTACACGACTAGAGTTTCTGCCGAGCATGATGTCCCCGTGCTTCATTTTGATAACGGAGAGATGAGTGAAGAGGAACTTATCTTTAGGCAGTGTTCAGCCATGACAGGAATTCCTGTCTGGTTGCTGCAAACAGGCAAATGGAGAACTACAGGATATAAAGATTTGTCGCCAGAGCAGGTTGTAGCGAAGGTTAGAGAGGCATGGGG